GTCATTAGGGTTCAAAAACATCTGGAAAACGGGCAACAACATTCCAGCAGGCTGGGAATAAATGTGCGTCTCCGAACGGTCAAAACCATTCCGAGGTCGTTTCGCAGGGGAAACGTCAATTTTTGGAACTTTAGACATAATACAATAATTTAGTTAAACATTAATATACTTCTTCCAAAACAGAGGAATTAGCTTTCTTAGTTTTATCGGCCAATATCAACCTATCATAAACTTTTTGTCGATACTCGGCAAAATGCTTCTGGTTATATTCATAGTATCTATTAACCTTATCACGTGACAACAAACCTTGATAATAGAAGTTAGATATATGTATGCCGTAACTCTCTGCAATAGCACACAAATCAGGCCTATCAATAGCATCTTTCAAATAGAACGGTAAACACGCCAAGAACGTAAAATCTATACATATCTTGACATCATCTAACCTTATATCTATATCCTTTGAATAGTATTCATCAGCACGGTAACGCACAACACGCTGTAAACGCTCCATATACCGATATTGTTGATACAAATTATATTGTGCATACTCGTTATGAAACCAATCCAACATCGCAATATAATGGTTTGGGTGACAATCATACTTAACACACCATCTTAAACATGCACGAGCGGCATTGATGTCTGCAGAATGAAACCAAGGAGTCTCAGCGTTCATACTATCACCTAATTCATCAACAGTTCTCCGAGGATATAAATGCGTATTCTCTTTATACCATTGTAAACACGCGAGAGAAGCAGGAATATCTATTTTTTCGACGTCACCATATCTTTGTATTTTGATAAATCGCGTATATACACGAAATTTATGTGTATCAGATATCTGGCTATACTGATAACACTTTGGGAAATATCGAGATACAACACTCGGGGGAACAACGTAAACATTAACTTGTTTTCCTTGCTTTGTGACTGTGTCAATACTTCTGAATATATTTCGTTGGTTGTACATTTCGCATACTCTTTCTGAACTAAACGACTTATACCCGACAGCTGGACCTTTAGAAGCCAGACAGAACGTGCGGGTAGATTTAGCTTGTAGAACCTTTGGCAAATTAAGATTGCCAGTAACATATTTCGCAACATAGGCGTAAGCGTTGCCGGTGACAGATTGGACGTCGATATTCCTTTGATGGCACAACGTCCAAGCCTTACGTATACACCTAAAGGCGAATTGGTACGCCTTTTCATTCTCAAACCAAAAGAGACCATGATAGTGGGGTCGGAAAGTGCTCGGAGTGTACTCGCTACAAATGAAGTAACGCGTGACTTGCTTTGCTTGTTCTTTTTCTTTTTCATATTTATTTTTATAATATTGATAAACTTCATTATATATCGTATAGGTATCATCATCTAAATCAGACAACCAATCCTCAAACTTTACAGTTCCATCATAACCTAACTGTCGCGTCCAATGGAAAATTTGGTCATAAAATTTCAACTTGTAATGTTTAGTCAAAAGGTGTTGCAAATGCCACCGGAAGCGTTTCAAAAACTTTTGAACATCTGTACGTGAAACAACAGCAAAAGAGTTACAAACATCAAAATTGGTAACAATAGGTAGCACATCGCCACAATCCTTATAAGGAACGGACAATCTTTTTGAATAAGAAACGAAATCATCTCCTTTAAACTGATATCCTTGCGCACCATCGAGTACATAGCAAGCAGCGTCTTTAGCAGGTTGAAAAAAGGGAACATTTATATTATCATAAGTAAGGGTAAAAAATATACAAAAACGGTTATCTTCACACTCTTGTTTTAATCTAATACGCCAAATCTGTGCTTTCTTTTCCATACACATGCGACACTTACCGCAGGCATGGGCATAAACACGACCGTTATTTTCTGTCAACACCGGGTGTTCACAAGGTAACAACACTTCTTTCTCTTTGACGAGACTAACTAAAGGGTGCATCAGAAATTCAACTTTACAAAATCGATTACAGCATCAAAACTTGAAAAACAGTGATATGTACCATCTGATTGCTCAACACGCCACAAAATGATATCCTTATCACCATGCTTTGATATACGTCTCTCAAAGTATATCGATAATTCGCATTGCTCAATTATAGGATATTGCAACTTAATACGGGACATAACGACTACCTTTTTTTATTAGATACTGTGACTTATGCTTGAAACGATTTATCGACACATGCAAGAACGTAGGGTAAATGATTACTTGACCTACAAAACCGTTAAGAAAATCATTGCTACGAATAAACTTTGCGAGCCTGATAGGGGTATAACCAATCACGCGAATATCTGCAGCAAGACCTTTTACATGGTCAGAGGTGGGAACACCACCTACATGCAAATTAATGTTCTTAGAACGATAACCAGAATTGACAATTATAGATAAACCGCCTAATCGGTCACGAAGCATTTCGAGAAACGAACACAACTGTTTTAAGTTAGCAATCTCGTTCGCGTTAGGCTCATTAAAACGACCGTACTTTTTTACATTGCACATCTCAAACAATGTGAAATGGCGGGACAATTTACAATCTTCAAGCATCATAACTTTTTAGTTAATTAGTATTTACATTCGCAAATATACACAGAAAAATATAATCTGCAGTATGATAAACGTTTTTTTTTAAGGAATATTAATAATTAAAGCGTTTTATAGTGCTTGGATAGCTGTCAGTTTTATTATATATGTCGAGAGTAGAGTACGCAGGACGGGAGCCGTGCGCCACTGACGTGGAAACTGATAATAACAAAATAATAGAGATATGCAGCGATACAAACGACGTTCCGTCTATCGACGCATAGAAATAAACAATTATAAGTAACTGAATATCAATAATATAAACTATATACAACAACTTTTATAGTCGGGGGCCTGGCAGCCCCCGAACCCCTACCAAATGTTTTGCGGGCACTACGTGCCCGACAGGAACAAATTAATCACAACAAATTAAGCACATCAAACTACGTATAGCATACGCGCGCACGAGACGCGCACGCGCATACAGATACGGATAAAATGTTGATGTGCAAAATTAATAGAGTTTTTAAAGTCTTTAGGAGGCGGCTGCGCCGTACTGCGTTTGTCTAACGACACAAAACAAATAAAAAGCGTTAGGCGCAGTTCGGCCACAAGGGCCCAAGCTGTAAAGGTAAAAAACATATTCTATGTTCGCTCACGCTCACCTAACGAACAGCAAATAATAAGCGTGACCGAAGCCACGCTCATTTAAGAGAGATTAAATTTTAATACCTAACCAATCACCAATTAGAAAAATCAATCCAACAAGGATAACCGGCAGATAAATAAACATAAAAACAATTGCTATCGTAAAAAATATTTTCTTATACGACATAACAAATAAATTAATTAACACCTAAAGCGGTTGCAAGTGCAGTAATCGCCGAAACAGCAATCTGTAACACAAGCTTCCAAACATTCTCTTTTTTCATAATAACGTAAATTAAAAATTAATATTACACATAACCAAATAAATAATTATTTGATAAGTTTCAATAAAGCTCCCGTACTACTTCCAGCACCGGAAACAAAAGGAACACGCGACCAATTCCGGTCACTAATCGGTGAACGATAATACTGACGATTATACCGATGTAAGCGCTGATTCTCCAAATAGGAAACGTGACTATCCAAAGAGCGCCAATAAGCAGTATTTCCGTCATGTTTCAACACATTTGATTGCTTATTATTCAACAAAGATTGCGTACCTTGAAGACGCAAAGCAGCATAACGTTCTTTATCTGTCCACTTCTTATCTTGCCGTAGATGGAAATCTTTCGAATTCTTCTCTACAGTCTTCAAATTCGTATCAGCTTGTACATTCTGATTTTGAATATTATACTGTTTCGACAAAGCGTCCCAATTCAACAATGTGAGGTCGTTCTTTAGACGAATTTCCTCGGCTTGTTCTTCGGTCAACTTACCCTGCTTTACAAGTGCATTAATCCGGGCATCATTTTCAGCTGCACGCGTTCGGGCATCGATTTCATTAAGCGCGGTTTCACTCGCAGTCTTCTTAGCTGTCTCATTGTTCAACTGAACTTGACTCTGACCTACTAAGCCTTGAATGGCTTGATTAGCTGCACTAAGAATACCATTAACGGCTGTGTCGTTGTTCTCCGGCGTCGTTGTCGCAACACTTTCCTGATTACCACTATTAAGCTGTCCAAGCATCATATAAGGGTTCAAACCTGCCTGACGCATTCGAGCGACTTGCTGGTCCGGTGCATTATAGGCTTTTTGTTCTTCAACAAGACGCTGCTGCATCTGATTGTTTTCACGTATAGCCTTATTATTCATTGAATTACCGACCAAAGAACCGACAGCCGAGACGGCAGCAGGTATAGTAGCAGCAAGTAAAGGCGCAATTTGCTTACGATTGTCGTAAGTAGGGGAGAGAGGCTCTCCCCTTACTAACTTGAAATAATTCATAACTATTCGGGTTTAGAGCCAGACGGTGGAGTAGGTTCCTGCAAAGCAGGCTCTTGCGAAGCAGGCTCATCTGGGAACATATCTCCGAGCACAGCATCAAGCGATTTACGGACTTCCTCAAGCTCAATTTCATTCTGATAATGACGGCTCACTATCATCTGCTTAATTTGCTCGTCAGTGTAGCCCTTGTTCTTGTCATCGTGCGGTATATTAACTACCAACTGTGCAATAACATCGGCAACCTCACGCGGCACATTCTTGTTAACAAGCTGGGTAATGACATTCACACGATGACCGTTTGACAACACGGGGTTCAGTTTTTCAAACAACTGTGTAGCCTCCTGGTCTACCGTCACAACTTGCTCCTGTGCAGGACTAAAAGCATTAGCATTTTCAATCTGCCAGCGTCTTAAATAACAATTCTTCATAATAAAACATCTTACACGTTAAACACGAGGCATGCCGGAAACGGACATGTCAGAAATATAACTCACTGCAAAGTGCGTAGTGATGCGGAACGGGTCTGTCTTCTCGGTACCGTCATAATTGACTTCCACAACTTCATTAGTACATGCAGGGTCCACATACAAAAACGAAGCAGGCACACCGTGGTACGTATTATCATACGCAAACGAACTTCGAACATTCAAGCCTAATTCCTTATTAAACACCGTAGGACGATGAACAGTAAGAACCTGCATAGAGCGGCCTGTCTTGAATTCTCCGTGGATATAATCCGCACCGGCTTTGAACTCGTGATACCGAGGCTGCCAGCCATACACTCTTGACACATCGATAGCATTACTTTCACCACCTAAGGTGCGACCACGAGCACGAAGCGAAGCACGCTTATACGTAGCATTATACGCATCTTCTACCTCTTTCTTATGCGTAGCCAAATACTCTGCAGACAATCCGGTCATGTCCGGCAGACGATATGCACCGAACTTTATCCAAGGAGGCAACAAACGGGCATACTCGATAGGCTGCATACCAAGGTCCTCGACTTCGGGGACAAAATAATCCTCGCGGAACATCTTCGTATTGAAAGCGTCGATACCGTCAGCATCATACAAAGAAGAGGGAGAGAACCAAGAAAGACACATCAGGACACCATGTTCACGAGCATCGAAATTGATATGTCCACTCTGCGCAGAGTCAATATAACTTCCTTGCTGTCCAAAATTGGTAGACCCATCATCCGATTTACCATCTGACGTGGCAATAACCGGAGAAACTTCCAACGCCTTTTGGAAACCACCGAGATAGAAACTTTCCATTAGGTCATCAGATACATTCACACCGTAATGTGCCAACATCTGTCCTTTGTACGTCTTAGGTGCACGACTTGAAATCTGAGCCATCTTGTCAAGGGCCATCAAGTTGCGCAATTGAGCAGCTGACATAATCGTTTCCGACTGCGCAGAACCGTTCCAAATCGTCGACACAAGCGTATCGGAATTTTTGTAAGGGTTAAAAGCTTTTCCGCGACCATCTAAGGAGCCACCCGTAACGGGGGCGGAACCTACAAAAGTCTTAATCGTAGATGAAACATCATCGAGGAACAGCGGTGACGGGTGAATGTTAGACAACAAATCTTTCTCGTACTTGATATAACGAGGTGAAAAGATGTCTACAGCACGGTCCAAAGCCTCTTTCGTACTCGCAAAATCGAACTTGAAAGAGGAATCAGTCGGGTCATACAAATCATCTACGTTATAAGAACGAGGATTGACAAACTCATAGTTACTATCAAGGAAGTGGTCTTGATATATCTTCTGATACGCAAGCCAATAATATAAATTAGCTTCGTATTTCATCAATTCCGGCGTTACAGACTTGATATTGACACTTTCGCCGATGTAAGGCATAGCACCGTACTTCATCATGTCACAAAAACGAACATAAGAAGACAACATATCATAGCCGAGTGCATCAACGATATTACTGTTTTGCGCCAGAATATCACCGTAAGGTTTCTTGAAAAACGCATCTCCAGGAACATTAAATACAGGGTTTGGCTTTGCAGCTGCTTCTTTTGCTTCTTCCTCCGTAAACTCATCAACACCGGAAGACTTAGCACGACGATTGCCAAAATAACCACCACTTGAAAAGCCTTCATTCTTACCAGGAGCAAGAGGGTCTTTAACAGCAGAACCACCGAACTTAGACTCAATCCACTTCACGTCAAGCAATTGTGAAGTTTCATCAGGAATGCCGGCAAAACGGACAAACACCTGATAAGGCTTAAAGGTAGGAACTTTCAAAACAGAACCCGCAGGGTTGTCTGCAACAAGCTTTGCACTCGTAACCGTATTTTTCGGATTTACACCGCTAAAGAAAGCTTTCGAGTAGCTACACATCAAACGAGCAGGAACAAAATAGAACGCAAAATTCTGTTTCATTCCTAAGAACGGGCGACCTTGAAGTGTTTGCGCCTGAACAATTGAACTTGTATCGACTGATACATGGTCATTAGGGTTCAAAAACATCTGGAAAACGGGCAACAACATTCCAGCAGGCTGGGAATAAATGTGCGTCTCCGAAC